GACGCAACCCTTGTGCAGCTTATCAATGCGGCATCTGCGTGGCTGGAAACTCAGCTGGGAAGAAAGCTGGGGAAAAGCACCTACCGGCAAAGATATTGTGGTACTGGAACGCAGCAGTTGTCGCTGGAGCAGTATCCCATTGTCAGTGTGGAACGTATCACGGACACGTTCACCGGGGAAACCATTACGGACTTCGATTTCAACGAAACCGGAGAGATTGGGGTTCTGTTCCGTGAAGATGGATGGACATACCGCGGGCACATCGGCGGGCTGGCCTATGACTACATTGCCCCCAGAAAATATCTGGAGGTGCAGTATGTGGCCGGGTATATTCTGCCGAAAGATGCCACCGAAGACCATCCGGCCACGCTCCCGGCAGATCTGGAAGCCATTGTTTGGTACATGATCGCCCAGCAGTGGGCCATCATTGAAAATGATGCCGCCGGGCTGTCGGCGTTCTCTATCTCCGATGTGAGCTGGACTTTCGATAAGAATATCAGCGAAACATGGCAGTCCGTGATTTCAAAGTATCAGCGGTGGTAACATGAAAATCCTTAAAGATGGATTTCGCGCAGATATGGAGCGCATCAAGCGGGAACTGACAGCGCTGCAAGGCGTGAGTATTCATGTGGGTATTCTGGGAGACGCGGGAAGCGACATCCTGATGATTGCCGGTGTGCATGAATATGGAGCGACGATCAGTGCGAAGAATGTCAAGCATCTGGCTATTCCGTTAAATATGGAAGCAAAGAATGCTGGTAGTCCCCGCAAATTCAATGACCTGCGGTTTATTCCCATTTCTCCCGGCTATGGCTTTTTGGTACGCGACAGAAAGCATCCCCAGAAAGCCCCCGGCAGGAAGAAGCAGGAAAAACATGATGCAAAAAAG